AGTCCACGGTGGCACTTATCGTGACGGATCTAGGCTGACGGATGTCCGGCTGCTCTAACCATACAGGAGAACCTAATTCTTCTCCAGTAGATTTTTTGTAAAGTTCTAAAGGTAAATAACTAATTACGCCAGCAACTAAATTACGGCATCTTGCAACAGCTGGTACTTGCATAGCCAAGGCTCGATCAAGTGGGCCATATCCAAAAGCATTTCCAATACCACCATAGGTGTAGCCATCATTCATAACGGCAGGGGCGTATTGCGCTTGTACGGTTTTGTTATTATTTGTAATACCCAAAGCAGACAATAGACCCATATAGGTATTATATACCATAAATCGGACTATTGGTGCAAGTTAGACAAATATCTGCGCGGTTTGTTGTGGGCGTGTCAATTGGCTTACGACCATGGCTAAAGATATTGCAGCTGTAACATCACCGGCTGATTTTCTTCTAATTATGCGCCAGCCAGCATCGCTTGTTTTTGCGGCGCAATTATTTAGGTGTTGTACTAGATCTGCTTGACCGCTGTGAACCATTCTGCCATTAGCCATTGCATCGGATAAGTCTGAACATGCCTGGTAGAACGCTTGGCCGCTAACATCTTGCATGCGCCATCCACTTTGCTCTAATCGTGTGGCAATTGACTGCGTGGCGTATTTGTCAAAGCAGATAATATGTGGATGGTATTTTTTAGCCCACTCATTTATATCGCTAGCCATTTTTACTTCATCTATTGCAATATCGCTATGCCAGAGCTGTGCAAGGCCTACCGCTATTTTGCCATCTTTCATCTGACCCATAATTAAAGCACCGGATCTGCGCGTAGGTGCAATATCAAAGGCCATTATAGTCATTGGGCCGACAGGGATCTCTAATGTGCTGTCACTGCATGCTTCTATACTGCCATACACCCAAGGGCTGACTGTGCTATCTACCCACTGACATAACATCTCAGTACGAGTAGCTTCTACGCTGTTTGTGTTTACAGATTCTTCTAAAGTCTGCTCACTTATCAAATGCCCTAATGCTGGGTTTGCCATAGCCCATGCTTTACGATCATGAATCTTGCAATGTTGTGGTGCTGACCATTCATAGTAACCTAAATTGTCAGGTGGGTATGATAGGCAGCGTTCACGTAGATCATTAAGCACCGTACTAAATCCATCGCCAGCATTACTTGTCATCAACGTCATAGCTTGCGGTCTTGCTCTAGTTACCGGTAATGCAGCTGTAAATGCTTCCGGTGTCCATTCGCGTAACTCATCAATGTATAGGAAGTCTGCAGTCTTACCACGTGGTGCATCTCTGGTCGCAGCTGCAATCTCATAACGTGCGCCATTCTTTAAGGTAATAGATTCTTGACCATTAGCCAGGCGAATCTGTCTTACCTGGTCTTTTAAGAATGGATTATCTTCAATAGTGTATGCAACCTGCCTAAATGTATCTAATGCCATATTTCGGTTAGAAGACATGCCCAGCACATTCTTAGAGCCCCATAAGAACAGGTGGCTAAGAATTAACATGCGAGCCAAGTGGGTTTTGCCATTCTGACGTGCTACCAATATCAAAGCTGTCTTTTTGCGCCAACCCTGCTCATCATCTACAGCTAGTAAATCATCCAGCACCCAACGCTGCCAAGGAATTAACGGTAAACCAATTTTCTCAGCTAGTTCTGCTACCTGTTGTGATTTGGATGGGCCTTTTAATAATGGCGTGTGAATTCTAGGTTCAGTACTGCCAATTAGCCCGACCCCTCGTGAGGTCTGTTTTACTTCCGCATCATTCTGCATCGAAGTCAAGCGTATCAGGTTTAATAAAGGGCGAATCCGGAACGGTCCGGACTGTCTCAGGGAGAGAAGAGTTCAGAAAGACAGGGGGGGTAGCCTTGTGGCTAAAAAAACGCCCACCTTTAGAGCTGTTACATGATTTACACATCGCACGTAGATTATCTGGGCTCCACATATCGCCACCTTTAACGCGTGGAATGATGTGATCTACTGTATGCGCTGGTTTGTTGCATAATGAACACTGCCAACCATCACGATCTAATATGGTAATGCGTAGCTTCTTCCACTTACCACTACCTAACTCACGCTCACTCAATGCCAGCCCTTTAGCTTGTAATGATCTAATGCTTTACACATAGAACCATATCTATTCCTGTTGTACTTAATACCCCACTCTACTTGCTTATAACCACTAACAGTGCTAAGCCATTTAGACTTACCTTGTGGTATGCCATAATGACTACCGTTCCTGGCTTTAGGATTCCACCTAGATTCTCTAAAATATAAGTAATCTAAACAATAGAACTCATCTAGGTTATTAAGCTGTATGAAAGCCCATTGACGATAATGATTTGTGGTATCAGCTGCAACGGAATAATCTTTTGAAAAGCAAAGGCTAAATGCAATTAGCAATAGGGTGGCCCAAACTCTGCGCCTTCCGAGCCTAGCCTCTGGCGGCTCAGCTTTTCGATTTAAGATCGAACGCTTTCTGTTCAGGGTAGCATGCTCTGTCAAATTGATTAACATAACCGCAGGTCAGCAGGCGTGTCGTAGAATGGCACAATATTGTATTGATCGATCCAATTATGATCGTAGCCAGCCTCACTCATGGTTTACCGCCCCATCCACCACCCTTAAAGATCAAGCCAGGTGCTGAGTAAATGCGAGACATTTGTAAATTACATTTAGGGCATTCCATGCCGGCAATATCATCATCGTAGGATTTTTGCACTGATCCATAAGTGCCACATTCATTACATCTGTATTCGTAGGTAGGCATTAGATTTTTTGTTTTTCTATCGATTTTTGTATTAACCAAGAACCCATATCAAATTGATCCTGCGCATTTTGATGTTGCTCTAACCACAGTAATCGAGCTTGATTTAATAATTCTAATTGTGGATTTTCTTCACGAAGATATGATTCTAAATCTAATTTTGCTAATCTATGTAAACTCATCAAATTGATGAATAATTCTATGTCTTTGTCAATTTCAAACCATTCATTACCTAAACAAAATTTAACGTTTTTATGCCTAAATTTTCTATGTATTAAAGATTCCGTAAACCGATCTCCCATGCAATAAGCATTTAATCGCAAAGACAAATTTCTTAATTCTAATGGTAATTGCCACATTCGTGGAATAATTATATCGGTATAAATATTGTTATATCTTTGCAAAAGCTGCACTGTTACACCAAATTTTACATAAGGTCCATACTGCATCGCATAAACATGCGAAACATTTGCGGTTTCTTGCAATACTTTGTCTAATTCTACGTTCACTTTGCTCCAATCAATTGGCAAGTGTGGCAGTCCACGGTGAGAAACTTCCATCCACCACACTTACTGCATCTGCATATATCACTGTCCGGTATATGCAACGCTTCGGCTATATTTTTAATACCCACACATCCGCAAGACATGCACTGGTACGCCTTGAAGCCTTCGGGCGTATCTAGTTGCTCTAGCCATAAGAACTCGGTTTTAGCCTTACAGCCATTACATTTAAATTGTGGGTACATTATGATAATATCCTTATTGCCTACATTGGCATTGAGTACAAATCAAGTAATTACCACTATGTATTAACCTGTCGTCATTACAAGCTATACATAAGTCGGTTGATGGTATGAACTTTACCTGGTCGTTTTCCATGCGCTCCAGGTAAGGTCCACCTCTGTAGATTTCTACGTATCCCATTTATTCACCTCCTTTACCAGACTCGGAATCATCCGGCCAATACCATGTGCCAGCAGCTGTAAGTTTTGCCCACTTAGCATCACACTGTTCGGCTTTAGGTGCAGTGCATACATAACCTGCGTATGGTTTATTTGTAGCCTTGGCGATGCCTTCTTTCTTTACCATATCACCATGCCGGCAAGTAAAACCAACGTCAACCACTTCACCAATTTCTGCAACACTTTCACCAATAGACCAAACAACAGGAACAGGCTCGTTGCTATTATCTTTAGATTGTGTGTCCACAATATGTAACGCCATCTCCATCGCAGCTGATTTAGATCCTGGTCTGCCATATTTAGGTTTGAACTGTTCAACTTTGCTCATCTCTTCCCTTGATGCTCTCTTGCCTTTAGCTGCATAACCAGCGTTTGCAAGCGCACGGCCGATCGCTGAAGTCTCGCAGTTCTCCAATGCAGATGTTGAATTAACACCGCGATCAGAAATGCTCTCACTAGCGAGCCCAGTCGCACACGGCTTTGCATCGGCTTCCGTTTTATATAATTCAGCACTAACAATGTATCTAGTGTCTGAGGCCTGCTCAATTTTTGTTGCCACTCTTCCATCTGGATAATCCTTCCACCATTTTTCTAGTCGGCTCTCGACTGTTTCATAATCAGCTAAATTAAACATTAGTCAGCCCCCCATGTGAACGCGTTATCCATTTCTGCATCCAGGACTGATTTGTATATCGAAAGGTAAGCAAGTCCGTCTTTAATACTGTCCTCGTGATTCGGTGATTCACTAAGCCGAGATACCTTGACGAGTGCCATACATAACGCGACTTGACTAGCCGTAACCGGATGGTTGAGGTATGCCGACCAGAGTTCACTGATCCGCTTATGGTTGTAGTAAGGATGACCGTAGACCGCTCCGCGCTCGTGGATCGTACTGACAACATCAGCTAGTAATTTTTCAGTTGTTGTCGGCATTAGTTTTGTTTTCAATCATTCTGCGGTGCATGTCCCAGCCATCTTTACGACCTCGCCAGTAATGTGTTTGCTTTGCATTCTCATACATGCCATAAAGCACTATTATTGCA